CACTACTCCTGCACCGGAGGTCAAGCTAACGCTCCCTGAGAATTCCCCGCTTAAGCAGGCGGACGTGGATGCTGTCGCCGCCCAGGCCAAAGCTTTGGGCCTCAATCAAGCCCAGGCTGACGCCTTGCTGGCCCAGCGCCAGGAAGCTCATGTGGGCGCGTTCAAATCTATCAGTGATGGTTTCAAAGCCCAGCAACTTGCGTGGGTTGAGGCCATTCAGAAAGACCCGGAGCTTGGCGGCACGGCGGCTGAAATGACCGCTAAGGCCGAGCAAGCCAAAGTGGGCCTTGGTCGCTTGTTCACGGCCAATGAGCTTGCTGAGATTGAAAATAACGGGTTCGGGAACGCGCCGTATTTCCTACGGGCTGGGCTTCGGCACTATCAGGCGAATGTCCAGAGTCCTAACCTAGTAAACGGCAAAGATAGTTCAAGCGCTCCGAAACCTGTCGATATTTCCGACAAGGGATTTGCCGAAGCGCTCTACTCGCCGTCTAAGTGACGGCACTTCTCCTAAGAGGCAACCATGCCTGTTATCGCTAATGCTGGCGTTGAAACGCTGGCTACCTGGGCCAAGAAGCTTGGCCCCGACCACAAGATTGAAGCCAATGTTGTGGAGATTTTGAACCAGGCCAACGAAATCATCCCTGACGCTGGCTGGATTGAAGGCAACATGGAGACGGGCCACCAGTATAGCGTCCGCACCGGCCTGCCTCCCGCTTACTACGCGGCTATCAATCAGTTCGTCCCTGTGGGAATCAGCACTTCGTTCCCGCTGGTCGAGCAGACCGCGCAGCTCAAGGCTTACACCCAGGTTGCTAAGGACTTGGCTGAGATTGGCGGCATGGGCAACGTGGCGACTTACCGCGCCTCGGAAGCCCGCGCCCAGCTTGAAGCCTTTGACCAGGAGTTCGCCAAAACCGCTATCTACGGTTCGTCGAGCAACCCGGCGCAGTTCCCCGGCTTCTTCACTCGGTTCAACACTACCGAGAACAACCCCAACCCGGCCAATAACAGCACCAACGTCCTGGACGCTGGCGGCACCGGCAGCACCAATGCTTCCATCCTACTGGTTGACTGGAGCCCGCGCACGGTTTCGTTCTTCTACCCCAAGGGTAGCAAGGCCGGTATCGAGCACAAGGACTTGGGCGAGCAGTCGGCGCAGAGCATCAACTACGGCACCGGCGCTGGTCAGTCCACGGACGCCAGTCCGAGCCTGATGCAGGTTTACCGGGAGTATTGGAGCTGGAAGCACGGCCTGGCTATCATGGACTGGCGTTATGTAGTCCGTATCGCCAATATCGACGTGCCGAGCCTGCTGGCTAAGAACGGCTGTGACATTCTGGACCTGCTGATTCGGGCCATTCACCACATCCCGAACCTGCGCGCCGGTCGTCCGGCTATCTACATGAACCGCACCGTGTTTGAAATGTTCGACATTCAGATGCGTGATGCGGTGCAGAAGGGTGGTCAGCTCAAGTATGAGGTCGTGGACGGCGTGGAGATTCCGGTGTTCCGTGGAATCCCTGTGCGTCTGGTTGACCAGATGCTCCTGACTGAGGCCCGCGTTATCTAAGGGCTGAAAAATCCGGGGCTCATGGTGAGCCCCGGATACCTGCTTCTCTGGTGACAAAATGATTTTTGATATCAACAACGTTTATAGCGGGAGCTACCCCATTGGGGGTTATGTTTCCGGTCCGGTGGCCGGTCAGGCTTTGACGGCTACGACTACTCTTTCGACCAACTGCATTGACCACAATCCGGCTCAGACGCCGTTTGGGGCCAATCAGAACGTGCAGGCTGGGCTGGGCGAAGTCCAGGCTGTCCTGCTCCAGGTCACGGTGGCTCCTGGCGACACTAGCACCACGGCCAGCTACAAGTGCAATCTGGTCACGGACACGGCTGCGGCTTTGAATACCGCCTCCCTGACTGTGCTGGCGTCCTTGTCCATCCCTCCGACCGCTGTGGTCGGTAGCACTTACGTCCTGGTCCTGCCTCCGAGCCTGAACTTCCTGCGGTTCTCTGGCATCCAGTATGTGGTTGCCACCGGCAGCGGCACGCCTGGCGTGGCTACCATTAGCGTGTTTGCTACCCTGATGCCTCTCCGGTTCCTGGAGAACTGGGCTCCTTACCAGAGCGGTTGGACGATTCAGAACCAGTAAGAAAACGACCGGAAAGAGGGGGCCGAAAGGCCCCCTCTACTGGTTTAACCCGTTGGAGGAATCATGCCTGCAATCAAGGTGCAAGCGACGAAAGAAGGATGGTATGGTGGGCGCTATCGCGTGAAGGGTGACGTGTTCCATCTGGTGGACGAGAAGAACGCCCTGACCGGCGAAATCGTCCAGAAGGCCGAGCATTCGTTTGCTGAGGCTGGACGTATCAAGGGCGGCTGGATGAAGCGTGTCGTGGTCGAGGCCAGCTTGACGCCCGAGGAACAGATTTCGCGCGAGGCTACTGAGGCGCAGGCCAAGGCTGACTTTGAGGCCGCGCGGTTCTCTGGCCTGGATGCGGACGCTCCTGAGCGAGTGGCGCAGGCCCACGGTGCCGAGCTTGGCAAGGGGTCTAAGAGCGGCATGGCTTCTAAGGCTTCACAGACTGATGCTGCTAAGAACGGTAAGGGTGACGTTCTCTAAGAGGTCCAGATGCCATTCACGCCAACTCAAATCGTCAATATGGCCTTGGGTCAACTCGGTGCTGAACTGACCGTTGTTGACCTGTGGACCGACCAAGGGACGCAGGCGGAAGTGGCTCGAACCTACTACCCTTTGGCCGTTCGCAAGATGCTGGCTGACTTTCCCTGGCCGTTTGCCACGGTGTTTGCCCCTCTTGCGTTGGCCGAGTGGTGTTTCAGCCGGGAGCGCAAGTATGCCTATGCCTACCCGGCGAACTGTATTCTGGTCCGGCGCTTGTTTTCGTGGACGGGACGCAACCGCAACGATGACGTGCAAAGCCGCCAGAAGTATAAAATCATCCAGAGGCCAAGCCCTGACAATCCGAGCCAGCTAGTCAAAGTCATTCTTGCTGACCATCCTAGCCTACAGGTGGAATACACGGCTGACCTTGTGCGGGCGGCAGAGTATCCTGACACGTTCGCGGAGGCGCTGGCTTTCCTGATGGCCTTCTACATGGCCCCGCGTCTGACTGGCGGCGACCCCTACAAGCTTGGCCCTCGCGCGTGGGAGAGCTTTATGCAAGCTCTGCGGACGGCTGAGGCGCAGGCGGGTAACGAGGAAGTGGATGACGAGCCGCGCTTGGGTCAATTCATTGACGAGCGGCAAGGCCCTTGGCATGGTGAAGGCCATGGACAGGAAGAATGGATTGCGCTTCCTGGCGGGACCGTTGTTGAATAATTCCTAGGAGCTTCGATGCCAGTTGGTCCTGACGGTTCTATTGTCCAAAGGGCGTTTGACAGCGGAGAAATCACTCCAGCGGAGTGGTCGCGCACAGACACGCCAAAACACGCCCACGGTCTTAAGACGGCCCGCAATGGCTACATCATGCGTCAAGGCGGGTTCACCAATCGACCTGGCACAGCTATGGTGGCTCAAGCCGCTGGGCAATGCCGCCTCATCCCTTTCATATTTTCAAATGCCGCCGCATTCGTCCTAGAGTTTGGGGACGTGTATATGCGCGTGTATCAAGGCGGCGCGCAGGTTCAATCTGGCGGTGGTCCTTATCAAATTGTGTCTCCATATGCGCTGGCGGATATTTTTAATATCCAGTATGTGCAGACGGAGAACGTCCTTTATCTGGCCTGCGCTGGGTATCCGGTTTATAAACTGACTTGCGGCGGACAGACCAATTGGGCATTCACTAAAATGAATTTCTTGCCAAGTGTGCCTGCACCGGGTAATGGAAATGCCCCCATTTTTGCTGATAACGGCGGCAATCTTTGGTATGGAACTACGCACGGATATATTGAATTTGATTACTATGGAACTAACCCTGGTCACTGGGATACTCAGGGAAGCGCATTGAGCGTTGGTCAAAATTTGATTCCGGGACAAAATGGATACCCTGATTTTACAAGTGGTGTTTTTGTAAAAAACTATTACATGATTACGTCAATAAATCTTTCTACCGGACAAGAAAGCTATCCGCAAGCCGGTGGAATTTCTGGCTGGAAATGCACGGCCCAAGGAAATATTAGTTTTGGTAATGACCAACGACCGCCGTCATTTGGCTCACCTGTAGGTAATGTTCAATATGGCGATACTATGACGCGCTGGAATGCTCCTAATGTAGAAACTATTACTGGGGCTACGCTAGCTTTTCCTTTAATCATAAATGTTGCTGATACTTCTAATTTTCAAGGGATTACTAATCCTCTGTTCACTTTTGCTGGCACAGGAACGGAGTTGGATGGTTATACATCTTTCGCCCAAGTGTCGGCTGGTCAAATAACGTTTCCCAGTATTGATGGGACCGGATTACCTAATTTTCAACCTGGGGCAAGTATAACTTGCTTGGTGTCCGTAGTAACGAGTGTGCCACAGGCCACAGCATCTAGTTTTGTTCCTGGAGGGATTGCTAGTCCGGGACAGTCCACTATTCTGTATGGCAATGAAATACTTTATTCTCCTGGTCCTATGTTAAATGGATTCGCTCAGCCTTTGCCGGGTTCTCAAGGGACTTGGGACAATAGAACGCTTGCCTTCTTAGATAGTTGCTTTACTGCGTGTCCACTAAACATAACCTGGACAGCCCCTACGACTCCTGGTAATTATGTTTACAATATATATAAACAAAATCCTTCTGGTTTTTGGGGATTCATAGCAACGGTTGATGGTCTGACTTACGCTGACGTTGGGACTATTCCTGATATATCTAAATCTCCGCCTGTATATACAGCTATTGGAGCCGGAATCCTTGGCTACCCATCTGTTATTGGCGTTTATCAGCAACGTTTAATGCTTGGTAACTTACCTGGAAAACAGGATTGGGTTTTTGCTTCTAATACAGGAGCGTTCAACCAATTCACATTTACCCAGCCCACGCCGGTCTCCAGCGATACCGTCCAATTTGAAATCGCTGGTCAGCAGTATAACTGCGTGACGCAGATGACGGACAATGGGTTCTTGCTCATTTTCACTCAGACGGGCGAGTTTTCTTGCTATGGGTCGGGGACGAGCTATGCGGCTGGTCCGTTGACGCCTACAGGCATTGGCTTGGTCCAGCAGGGATTCTATGGGGCCAGCAATCTCCTACGGCCTATCACTGTGGGCAAGAACGTCTTGCACCTTCAAACCCTACAGTCAAAGGTCCGTGAACTGCTTTACAATTACTACATAAACGGCTACAGCGGGTCAGACCTGACGGTTGACTCCAATCACCTGTTTGACGGCTACACGTTCGTTGACTGGACGTATCAGCAAGAGCCTAACAGTTTAATTTGGATGGTCCGCAATGATGGGGCGTTACTCTGCCTGACCTATGTTCCTGAGCTACAGCTTAAGGCTTGGACTAGGTGTGATACGCAGGGAACGTTTGAATCCGTGTGCGCTATCCCGGAAGGCAATGAGCACGCGCTGTATGCGGTGGTCAATCGGTTTGGCGGGACGCGCTTCATCGAACGTTTCGCCAGCCGCAATCTTCCTTTGGTGCCAACTAAGAAATACATCACTAGTGGTCTGAACGCTGGCAAGGTCAAAACCTATATGGCTCCTGACCCGACTGAGTTCGTTTTCATGGATTGCAGTTCCTACTATGACGGCAGGAACACCACGGCAAACGTGATGAACGCAATCTCTGGAGACTACACGGCCCAAGGCGCTGGGTTCCTGATGGAATGCGGGATTGGATATTTTGACCCGACAATGGTTGGCAAAGCAATCATGCTTTACTCGCCTTTGACAGGGGCCACTTATCGGTGTGAGATTATAGCCTACACCACTAACAAAAAGGTCACTTGCCGTCCTGACGTTGACTTGCCGCCCGAGCTACAGAATGTGCAGACACTCAACTGGGCGCTTGGCATCAAGATAGTGACAGGTCTCGGCTACCTTTATCCTGGTGGTTATGTTTCCATCCTGGCTGACGGGGCTGTTCTGTCTAGCCCCTCAATGGAAACAATGCTGTCTATCGAGTATGATTATGTTACGCTAGATACATGGTATGCCTACGTCCGCGTGGGTTTGCCTTACTTCTCGGATATGCGGGCGCTGGATATCGACACGCCCCAGCAAGGGATAACCGCACAGGACAAACCACAGCTTGTTGAGCGTGTGGCCGTGTTCACCGAGCAAACGCGCGGTCTATGGGTTGGTTCTCGTCCTCCGACAGATGATGATATCAACCCCCTGGAAGGCTTGGTCGCCTACAAGGCTAGGACCACTGAAAGCCTTGGCACCCCGCCAGAAGCTAAGACGGGGCTGTTCCTGGCCCCGGTCAAACCGACTTGGATGTATGGCGGCGGTGCCTTTATCCGTCAACCTGACCCGTTGCCGATGACGGTTGAATCTATCATCCCGGCTGGCAAGTTTATGCTTCAAGGGGACTAGTGATGGCGGACACTCCTACTTTTCAAGATTCAGGGCTAAATTCTGGTGGCATTGGCGGCTACGGCACCTACGGTTATCAGGTGATGATGGCGGCTGGCGTGACTGCCGGGATTGCAGATATTGGCGTTGGCATCAATCAGGCGACCGCATTAGGCGTCCAGGCCGATTTCAATAGAGCGCAGGCACAAGAGAACATCAAGCGCGCCGGGATGCAGACGGCGCAGCTTGCGCTTGAGACTGGGCATGAGCTTGGTCAGGCTGGGAGTGCCGCCAACAAGGTTATCGGTGCCCAGCGCGCGGCCTACGCTACGCAAGGCGTGAACGTCAATACCGGCGCGCCTATGCAAGAGCAGACGACCGAAGGGGCTATGTCAGCGCAGGACTCTCTGGCTATCATGAACAATGCTGCCTTGAAGGCGTGGGGTATCGAGACGCAGGCTACTCAGACCGCAGGCCAGCAGGAGCTTGAAGCGCAGGGGGAAGTGGCGCAGGGCCAGCAAAGCATTCTGACGGGGGGCGCTATGGCTATGAACAATCTTCTGGCAATGCAGGAAGAATCTGAACGCGAACGCACGCGCATCCAGGCTGGGGCGCACTAATGCCTACGGAAGCGCCTGGCGCGCAGGGTCCACAGGTAGCACCCGGAGTCCAGCCCGGTATTCAGATGGCGGAGCAGATGCCTCTGTCGGCGGCTGGTGGTGGACCCGAGCGCGAGCGCCAGGCAATGCTTGGTAACGAGGCTTCACAGCATTTGGGAATGGCTATCCAGATGAAAGTCATTCAGGCCAATATGGCGTCAGCGGCACAGCGCGAGAACGCCTATATGCAGAAGGCCGATGACTTGCTCCAGGGGACAGACCAGAATCCTGGTTTGCTGAGGCTCAAAGGCTCAAATGCCATTGATGCCTACCCAGCCGTTCAAAAGCAATTGCAAGAATACAAGCAGAAGCTCCAGGATAGCGCGCCCAATGATGACGTAAATAGAATGCTGAGTGGGTCGTTGGGGCAGAAGTTTACAAACTAT